GCTACTGGCCCAGTCAGCTTTGGCAAAATATACTCAGCCTTCAACGAGGTACTTCGTAGAGGTGGAGCTTACAAAAACGGTGCTATCGTATTGCACCTCGATCTATCCCACCCAGATGCGGTGGACTTTATAACTGCAAGCAGATCTGAATTACCTTGGGTCAAAAGATGTGTCGACATTGATGATGAGATGTGGGCATTTGCAGATCAAACTACAAAGGATGCACTAATCTATGGAATCAAATCAGGAGATGTTTGGCTCAACAAAATCAAACACGACCCCAATACCGGGGAGCGTATCTATGGGAACGTCTGCCTTGAAGTATACTTGCCCTCACGTGGAACTTGCTTGTTACAGCATGTCAATCTCGGTGCCTGTACACTCGACAACCTACAAGAGGCTTTCGTATCAGGCATGTCCGAGTTGTGCGATCTCCATAGTCGGACAGGCGTTGGAGAATCTGGAGAGTACCTTACCCCCGAAGTCGACAGACAAGTTGGGCTCGGAGTGCTCGGTCTTGCAAACTTCCTCAGAAGATACAACATCAGCTACGCAGACTTCGGAGAAGCCCTCCGCCTTGTCAACCTCGGACATAGTGCAGCCAACGAAGCCGGTATGGCGGCTGTTGCCTTGGACCGAGCGATTTTTGAAGCGGCACAAGTAGCACACAATAACAATATGGTAAGGGCGTTCGCTATTGCACCCACTGCCAGTTGCAGCTATCGCAGTAGAGACCTAGACGGCTTTACATGCACACCCGAGATAGCACCACCAATAGCTAGAACCGTAGACAGAGACTCTGGCGAGTTCGGAGTACAACAAGTAAACTACGGAGACGTTGAGATAGCAAGTGAAGTAGGATGGGACGCTTATAAGCGTGTAGCAGACGAAATCATGACAATGCTCGATAGGACAGGATTGCTTCATGGCTACAGCTTCAATTCTTGGAGTGATGTAGTTACATATAATGAAGCATTTATAGAGGAGTGGCTAGGAAGCTCACAAACCTCTTTGTACTACAGCCTTCAGGTAATGGGTGATGTTCAGGATAAGTCTGATGCTTACGCAGCACTAGCCGACACTGACATTGACAGTTACTTAGATGGTATTATTAATGATAACAAAATCAAATGTGACTGCGAACAATGAACCCCTACATAAAATTACAAAATAGAAAAAGAACATGGACACCAGTCCAACCTACTAAAGGAGTATTGAAAGAAGGTGCTGAAGAAACCATCAAGCGTGCACTCGCAATACGTCATATGGAGCTACCAGTTGGAGAATTTATTTCTCAAGGCTTGGAGAGGACCGTCCCGTCAGCGGCGAGGACACTTCTTGAGTCAAACGTACAAGACGAGATTAAACATGATCTCGCTTTGGGCTACATTGTTGACGCCCACGGTGCAGATGTTCAGTCCGAGCTCGAAGCCAAGAGGTTAAGAGATGCTTGGATTGACCACCCTGACCACACTATCACAAAAGCACTCGTTGCAGAGCGAGCTGTATTCTTTGTTCTATTACCTATGTTTCGCTTTCTTGGTGACGCTGCTCTTAGAACAGTATCAGCTGATATATCCAGAGATGAACAAATACACGTTGCGACGAATAGCCTCGTATGTGCTGAGTTGGGTCTTGTTCCTAGCTCTTCTTTGGATAAGCTTCGGAAGGCAACTATACAATGGGTACTACAACCCCTAACAGAAAACCATACTGATAAATATTTGTCGAAAAAATTTTGGGCTGATGCGAGCGATCAGTTAATGTATCAAGGTAAAGCACCTCAGTTTTCTGACACAAAAGCCGCTCGCATGCCCGCATTTTTTGAACATGCAAACACAAACCTACCCCAGTACGCTTAACTTTCATTCAGAAAAGTTAGAGAAACTGGTAGAGGATTTAGAAACCAAGTTCGCTTGGCATCCCGTCCACCCCAAGGAGGACTTAGCCTCCATCATGTACCGTTCTGGTCAACAGGATGTTGTACGATATATAAAATCTATAGTAGAAGAAATCTAATGTGCGTATTCGGAGGAGGAGGGTCAAGGTCAGCACCTTTACCAACCCCAACACAAACTTTTCAGCCTCGTGTTCAGCAACAGCAGAAAGAGTCTGTAAGACCAGAGAAGAAAGAACTTCTCGACCCAGATGAAGGAGTAGAAGTAGCCTACGGCTCCGGAGCTAAGAAGTCAGCTCCTAGTGCCGGTAAGAAAACAGGTACAGATGCTCTTAAAATAAACGTGAACACCGGTGGTACTCAAGGCGGTGGAACCGGAGGATTAAATGTATAAAGCCAGAGAACTATACAGTAAACTGTCAAGTGATAGATCACCTTTCCTAGACGTTGCTGTAGAAGCCTCTGAACTTACCTTACCATACTTAGTAACTAGAGACGCAAGCTATAGAGGCTCGAAGACTTTACTTCAGCCTTACCAATCCGTTGGTGCTAAAGCTGTAGTTACTCTAGCTGCAAAGCTAATGCTAGCTCTCGTACCACCACAGACAGCCTTCTTTAAACTTCAAGTCAGAGACGACAAGATAGGAGAAGAGCTTGAACCACAGATAAGAAGTGAGCTAGACTTATCGTTCTCTAAGATAGAACGAATGATAATGGATTACATCGCTGCATCTAATGACAGAGTTGTAATACACCAAGCACTCAAACATCTTATTGTCTCAGGTAACGCACTTATCTTTATGGGTAAGGATGGTCTAAAGCACTATCCTCTCAATCGGTATGTAGTTAACAGAGATGGTAACGGTAATGTTATAGAGATCGTGACTAAGGAAATGGTTAGTCGCAAAGTCTTAGGTCTAGAGTTGCCTAAGCCGCCAGAAGCGGGACCAAATGCACCAGACTCACACGAAGACGACGCTGAAGTATACACTTGCGTTAAGATGGATGAAGCTAGTGGACGTTGGATTTGGCATCAGGAAGTAGACGATATAGTCTTGCCTGCAAGTCGTAGTTCAGCACCTAAGAACACTTCACCTTGGTTAGTTCTTCGATTCAATACAGTCGATGGCGAAGACTATGGACGTGGTAGAGTAGAAGAGTTCATTGGAGACTTACGTAGTCTCGATGGATTGTCTCAGGCTCTAGTAGAAGGAGCTAGTGTAGCAAGTAAAGTTATCTTTCTTGTGTCACCATCCTCTACAACAAAACCACAGACATTATCTAAAGCCGGTAACGGTGCTATCATACAAGGTAGACCAGAAGATGTCGGAGTTGTACAAGTTGGTAAAACAGCAGACTTCGGCACAGCATCCCAGATGGTGCAGACAATAGAGAAAAGAATACTCGAAGCTTTCTTAGTTATGAATGTAAGAAATGCAGAGAGAGTAACAGCAGAAGAGGTACGCCTGACACAGCTCGAACTAGAGCAGTCACTTGGCGGATTGTACTCACTATTAACAGTAGAGTTCTTAATACCTTATCTCAATAGAATATTATTAGTGTTACAACGTAGTAACCAGATACCTAAACTACCAAAGGATTTAGTAAGACCTAAGATAGTAGCCGGTATCAACAGTTTAGGAAGAGGACAAGACGCAGAAGCATTGACGAGATTTATAGGTACTATTGCACAGACATTAGGACCAGAAGCTCTCATGAAATATGTAGATGCAACAGAAGCTATCAAACGATTAGCAGCTGCACAAGGAATCGACGTACTAAACTTAATCAAATCTCCTGAGACTATGGAAGCTGAGATGCAACAGCAACAGCAGATGTCAGCACAGCAAGGCTTAATCAAGCAAGCCGGTCAGCTAGCTAGCAGTCCCCTTATGGACCCTACTAAGAATCCAGAAGGAATGGCACAAGCAGGCTTAGTACCCCCGGGAGCTGAGGGCACAGGAGCACCACCTAATCAACCAGAAGCATAATGGCAGAAGACAACACATTTACAATAGACAACTCACCGCAGACAGAGACTATGTCTGACAACCTCACAGCTGACGAGCAAGATTCCCTTGCCGTTGGCGAGAAGTTGGTTGCAGAACAGGAAGGATTGTTAGCGGGTAAATACAAATCAGCAGAAGAATTAGAAAAAGCCTATAAAGAACTAGAGTCTAAACTAGGCAGTCAGACAGATGAAACTGTAGAACAGACATCTGCAACTGACGACAGCGAGACAAAGGAGACCAGTCTTAGTGACGGTGCTTCTCTGATCGCATCTGCTAATGATGAATACTACGATAACGGCGGTAAACTATCTGAAGATACCTTAAATAAATTTTCTGATATGTCTAGCAAGGAGCTAGTACAAGCATATCTAGAAGTACAGAATACAGATTCTTTTAAGAAAGCAACAGCTGAAACAGAGGTAGCTGATCTTAGTGATGCAGAAGTCAACCAAGTTAAAAACTATGTTGGTGGAGAAGCCGCATATGATAACTTAATTACTTGGGCTAACAGTAATCTAGATGACAATTCAAAAGAAGCGTTTGATGGTATTATTAATTCTGGTAGCTTAGATGCTATACGCATAGCAGTTACCGGATTGAAAGCTCAGTATGAATCAGAAAATGGATACGAAGGTAAAATGTATACAGGTAAAGCACCAACAGGAAACACAGATGTATTCCGTAGCCAAGCTGAGTTAGTACAGGCTATGAATGACAAGAGGTATGATAGAGACCCTGCCTACAGGCAAGACGTTATCGAAAAACTAGACAGATCAGATTTGGAGTTTTAATTATGCCCGGACATTACGGAGACAAAAAGAAAAAGACAGGCACTAAAAAGAAAGTGTCAAAGGGACTAGCCGCACTCGCAAAAAAACGTCCAAAAGTTGCGGCTGCAATCATGAAAAATAAAAAGAAAAAGTAATGGCTAAGAAGAAAGATACCCCGGGTGAAGGTGGTTCACCTTATCAACCATACAAACCCAAGCCTTCTGGTCCTTATGTGCCCTCACCTAAGAAGCTAGCTAAAGGCAAATCCCCTTTCTCTACACCTTATTACGATGATCTTCGTAACATGAATAAGTTTAAAGACAACGCAGATAAGGTATTTAAGAGAGGTAAGTATAAAAAAGGTACTAACAATGTCAACGAAGCGTAAAGAACTTAAGATTGCAAACTTGATTGACGGCGAACCCGACTCGTCTATGATGAATTATGTAACTGAAAAAGGTTACTACTTAGATGGTCGTGGTAATGCCTACACTCAGCAAGGAGGAAAGTTTAAGAACAAGACAGAGTATAATCCTGACATTCATGGATTACCTGTACCTCTTGTTCAAAGACGTGACAGCTTAAAGGTAGCCCAGTTTCCTAGGCTATCTACTGGGGAACCGATGACTAATATAGAACAGAAGCAAGGTCTCGAAGTTCTAAAAAAGTTAGAGGGTAAACAGAAAAGAAAGCAGCTTAAAATCTTTATGGACCAATATATGAAAGGAGTATAATGGCAGTAAAGAAAAAGAATGTCAGCCTCAAGATGGGTAAACACAAATCCAGATCAGGTGGCTTAACAGCAGCCGGTAGAAAAAAGTATAACAGAGCTACCGGCTCTAACCTCAAGGCTCCACAGCCCGGAGGAGGTCCACGCAAAAGATCATTCTGTGCAAGAATGTCTGGTGTAAAAGGACCAATGAAAAAACCAAACGGCAAGCCTACACGTAAGGCTCTCGCCCTACGTAAATGGAAATGCTAATGGCAAAAACATACTCAGAAGACGGAAGCGTCAACGAAAGTAAAGGAAACAAAAACCCTCTAAAAAATATTAGAAAGAATCCAAACTTTGAACTCAAACTACCTACTGGAGGCAGTGTCAAAGGTGGTGCAAAGAGGGAAAAAGAAATCGACGATTTTTACAAAAAGATTAGAGGATACTAACATGGCTAAACGTGGTTTATATGCCAACATTCACGCCAAGAGAAAGCGGATAGCCGCAGGCTCTGGCGAGAAAATGAGAAAAGTGGGTTCTAAGGGCTCTCCCACTGCCGCTCAATTTAAGAAAGCAGCGAAAACAGCAAAACCTTACAAGAGAAAAACTAAGAAAAAATAAATGATTACTACCGATACAGATGGTAGAGAAAACATCTACCCAAACGAACCCCCTATTCAATTATTACCAGAAAGAAAACTAATGTCACCAGAAGCAGAAAGATTTAATGGTTGGGCAGCTATGCTCGGCTTCGTAGCAGCAGTAGGAGCTTATGCTACAACAGGACAAATCATACCCGGAATATTCTAATGTCAGCAATCTCTGTAACAAGAGGTAGCAGCACTAGCAACTGGGAAAGATTTTGTCAGTGGGTTACAAGCACAGATAACCGCCTATACGTAGGTTGGTTTGGTGTCTTGATGATACCCTGCTTATTAACAGCAACAACTTGTTTTATACTCGCCTTCATCGCAGCACCGCCTGTAGACATAGACGGCATACGTGAGCCTGTTTCT